GACGGGCTGGCGCAGGATGCGCAGGTGTCCGGCGCCATTGCCCGCCACGCACAGGGGCTCGCCTCTGGTGTCATGAAACTATCGGGCATGAACGCCATTACGGGCGCAGGACAGCAAGCTTTCGGGTCAGTGATGATGGATGCTATCGGCAGTCTGACGCGCGCAGCACACAGTCTGGCCGAGCATGCCAGCGGAAAAGGCGCAGATGCCAGACTGGCAAAGCGGCTGCAAAGCTACGGGATTACCGAGGCCGATTTCACCGTGTGGCAACTGGCGCAACCCGAAGATTGGCGCGGCATGGGCGATACGGTACTGACCACACAGAGTATTTATCGGTTGCCGGATGACGCGCTGATCGGTTTGGCAGCACAACACAGTGTCAGCATCGAGACCTTGCGTGAACGGGCTGCAACAAAGCTGCTGGCAGTGGTGGATGCGGAAACCAATATGGCCGTGGTGGAGCCCGGCGCACGCGAGCGCGCCGCCATGTACGGCAGTTTCAGCCAGCGGCGCGGCACGTTGCCAGCGGAAATGTGGAGGAGCGCCCTGCAATTCAAGAGCTTCCCCATTGCCATGATGATGCGCCACGGCGCACGCGCCCTGGGGCAGGCAGACGGCGTGGGCAAGGCATCCTACATTGCTTCGATTGTTGGATTGACGACGGTCTTTGGCGGTCTTGCGTTGCAAATTGGCGAAATCGCCAGCGGGCGCGATCCGCGTGACATGACGGACAAAAGCTTCTGGATCAATGCCCTGCTCAAGGGCGGGGCGCTGGGTATCTATGGGGATTTCATTTTTTCCGATGCAACCCAATTCGGGCAAAGTCTGGCGTCCGTCCTGGCCGGTCCAATCTACGGGGATGCGGAATCCTTGTACTACGGTTTATTGGGCAATGCGCAGCGTTCCGTGGAAGGCAAGCCCATCAAAGGCGCGGCTGCCGTGCAACTGCTCAAAGGCAAGACCCCGTTTGCCAATCTTTGGTACACCAAGGCAGCGACCGACCGTTTGATTTTTAATCAGCTACAGGAAGCGGCAAGTCCTGGGCATATGAAGCGCATGGAAAAACGCGCCCAGAAAGAGTTCAAACAGCGTTACTACGCCAGTCCCGATGGACGCAGACTGCGCGCGCCAGATTGGCAGCGGGCGATGGGTCAGTAATACGTATTTTTTACGCGCTTTGAGCTTAAAAGATAAGCGGTCCAAATCATGGCACCGAGGATCGGTGCGCCAAGCGGAAAGTTAATGTTCAAATTGAGAAGGGATGCAGCAGCAACTTTAGCCACGAAAGCACTCGCAAGAGGAATCATCCAAAGCACCGCAATCGTCAGCCTGACAGAGAATGGAGTGTGATTCTTCAATAAGTTCCAGCCAGCAGCAAATGATGCCCCGCAGCAGATCAATGTCATCGACCAAATGACGGTTTTATATTTATCCCATTCAGGGAGTGTCAGAAGATTTGGAGCCATACTCTCAGCGAGATGTATATCGGTACTGGTACTGCCTATCGACAAGATGGGGGAAAGTACCAGCAAAGTAATAACAAGCCATCTAAGCCACCCGTACACCCCATGTAAGTCACCGTTTTTTTGAGAGATTGTCATATTGATTCAGAAAAATGACTTCAACAACAAAGCGACAACACCGCCAAGCACAACACCCAACAAGGCACGCTGCAATTTCAGCTCGCTACGTATTGGGGCAAGTGCAATTTCCAAATCTTTCTTGGTGATAAGGTCAGCGGCGTCGTGCGCATCCCGCACAGCAGCGGCAATCGCGCGCGCCTGATCGCGCGGCACTTGTGCCTGCTCCAGGGTATCTACAAATTTCAGTGTATCAAAGGTGATCGTCGCCATAACTTGCGCCCTGAATGTTGACGGCAGTGTACCACCTGCCCTCATGAAAGAAACGCACAACTCTGCGGTTTAGTCGGTGCACGATAGGCCAATTGCCTTGTCTTGCCCCGTAGCGTCATGACCGTAGCCAGCACACAATCCAAGATCGTACACATCACTGACGGCGTGTCCACGTCGTTTGCCGTGCCGTTCCGGTTCCTGCACGCCAGCCACTTGCGTGTGACTGAAGCGCGCGGTGGGACGGAAACGGTGCTTACGTCCGGCATGCAGTACAGCGTCGTGGGCGCAAACCAGCCACAGGGCGGATCAGTCATTACCACCACTGCCTTGGCCGCTGACGCAAAACTGGTGATCGAGCGCATTGTGCCGCTGACGCAGGAAATCCAATACCCGCGCAACGATCCATTTCCAGCCCGCGCACACGAGCAGGCGTTGGACAAGCTGACCATGATTGATCAGCAGCATGCCGAAATGCTAAGCCGCGCTGTCATCTTGCCCGTGTCCTCCACGCAAACGTCGGATCAATTTCTCAACTCTCTGTTTGCCGCTGAGACCAACGCAGCGGCCAGCGCAGCCGCTGCCGGGCAATCGGCTGTGCAAGCAGCATCCAGTGCATGGTACGCCGCTTCGTCGGCCTCGCAAGCGCAGATTTCGGCCAGTGGCGCAGCAACGTCGGCGGCCAGTGCCAACACCGCAGCGCACAGTGCACAGATTTCCTACGAGAACGTCGCGCAGTTGATCGCCACGATCCCGGATTCCCCATTCCTGTTCGTACATACGGATAACGGGTTTTCCACCGTGTACGTGACAGGTGGCTTCGACATGGGCGCGCTAACGGTTTCTGCCCCGTTTTTTAACGAATCCCTGCCGCATCCGGCCAGCATGTCCGTAGGTAGTGCGGCGTTTGATTTTGGCGGTTTGGCGTAATTTCAGGAGATACAGAAATGGCAGATCAAGTCCAGTGGCGCGGCGGCACGACCGCCGAACACTCTGTTTTTGTTGGTGCGCCGCGTGAACTGACAGTCGATACCGACAAGAAAACCGTGGTCGTACATGACGGCTTCACTGCTGGCGGGCATCCTTTACTGCGGCAGGATTTGGCGAATTTGACTGCTGCTCCCGACGCTGCCGCAGCCCGCGCCGCCATCGGTGCAGGCACCAGTAATCTGGTTCTGGGGTATTCGGCGGGTCAGGCAAAGCCGGGAGATTGGGCTCCGACCCTGGAGCAGATAGGGGGGAACCTTCCGCTGCACAAACTGGCACCTTACACGGCGGGGGATAACTTCGATGCCGGAAGGTTTGAGGCTAATGTACCCTTCGATACCGGGGATTGGCGGTTTGTGCGTATAGGATTGCGTGCGGCATCTTATGGAACTGTCAGGATACTAGTAAACCATACCAAAGACCTCTTGATTAAACTGAATTACCAGGACGTGCTTTATTGGGGAGGATTACCCACGAATGATGTGGAGCATGCGGGCGACCTATATGTGAACTACGGGGATGTCATTCATATTCTTCTGTATGGCAGTGGCGCAAAACTAAACTGGGCTCGTATCAGAACCGCAGATGTCTCACCAATGTTTATTTCAGATTCTCCGCTGAATTGACAGGAAAAACCATGAACCACACCCACGCCATACAAGTCAACCCGCAAGGCGGCCTGATGGTCGAGCGCGAAGACGGAACGTTTTTCTACTGCGCCCCGGAGCAGGAGGAATACGCGGCGCTTCTTGAGTATTTCGGCCAGAACATCGAACCCTACGTGAACCGCGAGCCGTCGGAAGAAGAAATGCTGGCGAACCAGATGCGCGGCGAGCGCGACGAGCGGTTAAAGCAACTGGACGCCATCGTCAGCAACCCCCTGCGCTGGGCGGGATATACCGCCGAACAACAGGCAGCATTCGCAGCGTACCGCCAAGCGCTGCTGGACGTGCCGCAGCAGGCGGGGTTTCCGTCAGAGATTGATTGGCCGGTGATGCCGGATACCTGATTGCCAATCCAAGTGAAGGACATCATGCCTCAGAGGATACTCAAAATGCGAATCGATGATGTCGCCATTATGTCGTTGGCAAGCAAAACTACGTGGACGGGGGGCTTGACCAGCGTCGCGGCATCCTTTGCCGATTGGAACCTGACAGCCATTGGCGGGTTTATCGCTGCTGTAGGTGGGCTTGCCGTCAACTGGTACTACAAGCATCGGGATGATAAGCGCAAGGACAAGGAAACCGCTGCGCGTCTGGCTGCCCTCAAGGAGGGACGGCAATCATGAACCTTGCCCTGAAAACCGCAGCCAGACTTGGCGGCGCTGGGGTAGTGGGCATGGCAGCCGCCCTCATCATCCGCTGGGAAGGCGAGCGCTACGAACCGTATCGTGACCCGGTAGGCATTCTGACCGTGTGCTACGGCCATACCGGAGCCGACATCATCGAGGGCAGGGCGTACACGCGCGAGGAATGCGACGCGCTCTTGGCCGCCGACATGGCGATTGCCAATGCGGAGGTGAATCGCTGCCTGCCCATGCCCAAGCTTGCACACGTAGAGGCCGCATTGACATCGGCGGCATTCAACATCGGTGCCAAGGTTGTCTGTGGCTCCACCCTGCAACGCAAAGCGCTGGATAACGACTGGCCGGGCGCGTGCGCAGAACTCGACCGCTGGAAGTATGCCAAGGGGCGCGAACTGCGCGGCCTGACTGTGTGAGGGAAGTCTGGCTGCGGCGGATACCTGAACCACAAAAAGCGAAAGCCCCGCTGGCGGGAACCGGCGAGGCTTTCTGGATTCACCCCTATTCCACGCATAGGAGCAAATGTTGCGAAAGTATAGCAAGGGAAGGTTCAGGATGGGGAATCTTGAATTTAATGGCTTTATCACACCGGGCATAAGAGCGTGCATTGGTGTTGCTGTTTTGCTGTTGGCTGCCACGCCTTTCATTTTAGCGGTGGGCAAGCTGCTGCATTGGATCCGCTGGTGGTAGCCGTGATAAACCTGAACACCGTCCACCACGGCGACGCCTTGCGTTGGTTGGAAACACTGCCCGATGCGTGCGTTGATGCGCTCATCACCGATCCGCCGTATTCATCCGGGGGCTTGCAGTCCACCAGTCGCAACAGAGTCACATCGAATAAATACACGGATGGCAGCGCGCGCTACGTGCAGTTTCACGACTTTGCGGGCGACACGCGCGACCAGCGTACACACATGCGCTGGAAGGCATTG